CGATCAAGTTGACCAAGAAACTTCGGTCTACTTCATCACGAATACCGCGAGCGATTCCTTGCTGCACAAACTGCATGCATGTGGGCTCCACTGCGATAATTCGAGGTGTCTCTACCGTCTTAGGAACATCAACAACCCTCACGGGTAGTTCTTGCTCCGGGGTGTAGAAGTTAACCACGTCGTATCTATGGCTACGAAAGCCATAGAAATCGGCGTAACGCCAAAACGGCGTCACCTCCTCTAGGCGCTCAGTCCACGACGGAAAAGTATATTTCGCGTTAGCGATCAACCTATCCGCAGTAGCACCGGGGCCATGAGCGGGGGCCAAATCAAAATCGCGAACCTTGCGATTCACGTTTGAAAGGACTTCAGAGTATAGAAGATTACATACCCTCTTAAACTCCAGAAGGAGTTCAGCGGAAACGCTTTCTTCCCACTCCTTAACTTCTACATCAGACTGAACGAACTGGCGGTAGGCTTCATTAGTACGAAGCTTGCCACAATCTAACTCTACTTTCTTGAACATCAACGAAAGTTGACGGACAGATCGTATTGCTTCGATTGACGGTTCATCCAGCAAGATACCGCTCACGCGGTCAAAAATGAGCTCAAAGAATCCCCCAAATAAAACTGGGAGGTTCTGCCTACACCGGAAACCCGGGAATAGGTCAGGAGTTGCCTTCCCTTGATCAAGGGCTCTTTCGAGCCCCGAACCAAGTTTAGGCAGGGTACGAGTGAAAAACTCAAACCCCTCATTTTCAAACCGAGTCTGGACGGTTTTAATATCCAGACTGGTGTTTGTTGAGCAAAAGCCCCCACAGTCAATGAGGACTTGGTGGAAGAGTGTTACTAGGCTTTTCATGTGCGCTCCTTTCATTAGGAGTTGACATTCCAAGCTAAATGACATACCACCAAGTGGCATTGATCCCTTACCCAACTGTAAGGAGGGAGCCCGACTTTCGGGCCCCCTCCTACCTTCACTTCTTGACCTTATGCTTGCGCTTACGCCGCCACTCAAAAGTGACGCGCAGGGTGCAGCTGGCCAAGAAAAGAGGCAACCAGTAGTTTAAGAGGTCACGACTCAAGCCCCAGAACCTTCTTGAGGTTCGCATTGGTGCTAGCCGTGGACCA